AGTGCGGATTTCCCTGAATCGCTCTGACCAATGATGGCATTCAGCCCAGGAGCAAATTCCAATTCTGAGTGTTTATGCGATTGAAAATTCTTCAATGTCAATTTTTCAATCATTTGCAACCCCCATAGTGGTAAATCAACTGAATTGATAGTGACGCCAGAAATGCCGGCCAGAAAAACAAGAGAAGAATTTCATGCGCGGCATACCAAAGCACCTTTTTCATGACCACCCATCATCCTTCTTTTTCTTTGCCCCATTCAAATAATTTACCCTCTCCGCCGCCTTTTCTCTATCAGCGTAATCACTCTCAGGCACCCAGCGTCCATTGGGGTCATAGAACCCAACTGTAAAAACAGGCCCTTCCAACTCGCGATAAACCCAACAAGGCCAAGCGGGAAACATTATTCATCCACCCCCTTCTTTGATAACAACTTAAAAAACGCATCAGCATCCATTATCACCACAGCGTCTTTCCTACTGCTCTTGCAAAATAGGAGCCAATCTGTGCCTGGGATAGTATTCTGCTTCGCTTGCTCAATCCAGGAATGCACTGACCATGATTCCTGGCGTTTGCATTCGACCGAGAAAGGAAAGCAAGCCAGAACGCCACTTTCCAATCGAACGTCAACACCAGACTGCCCCATTGGACGTGATTCAATTGGGCAGTCTTTTCCGTGCTCGTATCCTGTTACTTCGCTGATTTTCGAACAGACCCACTGTTGAAATGCGCGCCCTTTCGCTTTGGCAGAACTGGTGCTTATCCGATTCTTTTTCCTCTTCGTTCCGTCTTGAATTTCTCCTCTATCTCCTGCCATAACTCAATAACCTCCTCGCGCAATTCATCAACCCGGTCATCCTGTTCGATAATGGCAATTGCTTTATCAATTGACTTGTCCAATTTTTCTTCACCCAAAACGTAGACCTTCTCGTCCTTACTGGTCTTTACAAACTGTAGATTTGCTCGAATGTCATCAATCCCATAGTCAAAAATAATGTAGACAGGGGCAGTTCGATAGGGTTCCCAAACGGAAGATTTATACACTTCAACTTCTGTTTCCACCCCGTAAATACGGTCAACATCTTTACCGGCTATCTTCCGCGTTTTCTTTAATTTTCTGGGATTGCCACACCGCAAACGAAGGGAAGCATAGAATCCAATTGCTTCCCCTCCGGGTGATTTGAATTTCTGACCATACGGCCCAGCATCAAGATTCTGGCGCACTTGATTTGAGCAAGCGAGCAGAAATCCTTTTTCCGTAATGATGCGACATGTCTTCCTCAATTCTTCACTGAATTCTTTAGCCCGCCTCATGCCATACTGGTCTTTGTCATTCATCTCCCACTCAGTAGATAGTGCGGCGAGGGAGTCAGCAAAGATGCCGTGCACTACCCCCTCACCTTCTGGTTGCCACTTGCGTATAGGTGCAAAAACCTCCGGCACGGTGGAGGGCATTGAATAATCAATTTCATTCACATCCATATCAAATAACTGAGCAAACTGCTTATTCAACCGGGCTTCGGGGTCTTTGAACATGACTTGACCGCCTTGCCGTTGCACTGCTCCCGCCAATTCACAAAGCATAACAGTCTTACCACAACCCGCCGGCCCGAATATTTCAACGAGTATCCCACCAGGCACACCCCCACCCCTTACCCGACCTCCTGAAATAGCGAGGTCGAGTAGGGTTGAGCCAGTGGAGACAATCCGTGAAGTATCTCCATTATGCGGAGGCTTATCTCCTTTTGCTTTTGCGTTCAATAGGCGTTCCTTTATCTGGTCACTTATACTACTGGTCTTTCTTTCCACCAGAAGCCTCCTCCTTCGCATGGGCATGCATTGCCATCACAACCGAATCAATCAGTTCTGGGGAAAGTCTCTTCGCCAATTTTCTACGTGTTTCACTTACATACTCAGCCCAGGAAATCTTTTTCGTTTTCTTCAAGGTCAAAGGTTCATAAAACCAGTCAAAAAATAATTTTTCTGCGATGTCCTGTATCATCTTATCAGGCGACGGGCATTCTTTAATAACTCCATCAATCTGCCGCGTCAATACATCTGCTCTCGATGCGCCCAGATATACGGCACAGAGGGACAAAGCATCTGCTTTTTCTCGAGTCACCCATGTGGCAATAAGCACTGTTTTTGCCATCGGCATCAAACCCCTTTCGCATCCATGCAAGCATCCCATTCATCGCAAATGTCACAATCTTTGGGGAAATTGTCGCAATCCTCTCCAAAAGTATGTCCATACGGACACTTATCTTTAGTGCCTGCCTGCTTTTTTGTAGGTTGGGGAGCCGCATTTTCTTTATCTGAGTTCTTTTCAATTTTTCGCTTTACTGCTCGCCTTGGCTTCGGTGCTTCCTCTTCTTCCTCTTCTTCCTCTTCTTCTTCCTCTTCTTCCTCTTCTTCTATTGCTTTCTTGAATTTCTTATCTTCCCGTAAACTGCCTGCAGATTTTGCCCTCCTTACCGGAACATCGTCATCATCTTCATCTTCTTGAACAGCATCGTCCTCCCCTGCCTCTGCATCATCAAGTTCAAGAAAGGCCGTCTTCAGTTTGGCGTATGGCAGAATGGTGAGAACCTTGTCCAGGTCAGGAATCTCGGAAAGAATATCTTCCGAATATATAGAATCCCTCTCCTCAAAGTCAATCCGGGAAACTTCCCCAAACTTGTTCTTGCCTATGACCTGTTCGGAAAAACGAATGCGAAGGGTGTGCCCTTCTTCAAGGTCTGGGAACACTTCAAAATCAGGCTGTTCGTCAAGTTCATCGTTCAATTTATCCTGGAAGAGAAACTGGCTGATATCCCATATATGGGGCTTCTCTTCCAATTTCTTGTCCTTCAGCGGAATAACACAATACAGATTTCTCTTCGACGGCTTGAGCGCCCGAAGTTCCTCTTCATCTGCCCCATCCATTTTTCTGGTTGCCCGATATTCACAAATGGGACACGGCTGACCAATTGATGTTGGGCAGACGTAGGAATCATTATTTGGGCCGACGCTTCTGTGAACCTTATATGGGCGTTTGTACCAGAGTTCCCCGACCTGTGCTACCCCTGTCTCATCATTCCTATCTGGGTGCTTTGGGTCTGAAACAATGTATGGCATAAAATCCACAGATATTCTGCCTTCTGTAGGGGGCGAAAAAACATTTACCCCTTTGGGCAGATTCAGATACCCATACTGCGATGCCCTTGTTTTCATCTCCTGAACATTGCTTGAGACCTTACCCCTGAACACGCTTTTCTTCTTTGCCATTGACAACTTCCTCCTTTTTCTTCGATTTTATTTTTACCGGTACAAGATGCATCTCTTCTTCTATTGCTTTCAGCCAGGCGACCATTTGGATCTTGCTGAAAAGATATACAAGAAACGGCAAAACTAGAAGCAAAACTATTATTAAAATCGATGCTTTCAAATGCTCACCTCCTTCGATTGATGCGCACTTTTGCATTCGCTTCATCTTGCTTGATTTTTGCTTCCCACTCTTTATCAAGGTCGCGTGGGATTCGAGGGCCTGCAAAATACTGCGCGCCATGCAACCTTACCAAATTCTCAAGCGCATCTTTTCTGTCGCCCACTGCTTGCACAGCATAACGGGCCATGTCCTGCTCATACCTTGCATCAATCAATTCTTTGCTTATGGTCTGATACTGCTCTTGCAGAATTATGGCGGATTGAATGGCCGACTCAGTGACTTTGACGATGCCATACTGCTCCGGATTCGCCCGTACCGCAGAATCCAATTGTGCTTTTACAATCTCCAATTCTTCTTTTTTCAAATCTGCTTTTCTCTTCGTTTCTGAAGCAATCTGTGCATACTTCATCATCAAGCGAGGTTGTGCAAGCCACTCAACATCCAACCCACTTTCATCTATCGCCATATCTCTCTCATAATTCATTTCATCTACCCCCTTCTTATTATTATATTGATTGGCTGGGGTTCCATTTAGGGTCAGTCCCCGCAGACAACAGCGTAGCAGGCAAATGTTATTCCCGGCCATCCAGTATTGTACGTTGGCTCCAACATCATCTCCATCAATTTTGCTGCCCGCTCATTCTCCCCTCCCAACAGGACGCTATTGCAATATCCAAGAATGGCCCTTCTAACGCTTTCTGGGTCTTCCTGCTTCAATTCCTTCAAAATGCCAGCAATCAATTTCCACCCGGAGTTGTTAAGTAATGCTCTGCACAATTCAATAGTTTGCGATTGTCGCTCCGCTGAACGTTGAGCAACACCCAGTCTTTTATCCACTTCCACAGCCAGCACTTGTTCCAAAATCTGCAAAGCATTTCTGGGGTGTCCTTGACTATCCAAAATAATCTGTTCATACACTATCTTCTGCAAAGACTCCCCTTCGCTTTTTACAACCCTTCTCAATAATGCCATCATCTCAGAATCACCCAACAATGCAACCTGAAACTGAGCGCATCGACCTCTAATCGTTGCTATGAGTTTCTGTGGATCAGTTGTTGCAAGGATATAATATACATGCGATGGGGTATCTTCAAGTGCTTTTAGAAGGGCATTCTGCGCGTCGTTAGAAAGTTTGTGGCATTCGTCCAACAACCAAACTCGGCAAGCCCCTTCAATTGCTTTGTAGCCAGACACTCGCCTGATTTCCCGTATTGTGTCTATCCCTCTAAAATCAGCAGAATCCACTTCCCTGAAATCAGCCCCTTTGCAACCCAATTCATTGGCAATAATTCTGCCCAACGTGGTCTTGCCACACCCAGTAGGGCCATAAAGAAGGAAAGCATGCGGCTTATCTTCTTTCCGCAATACGGCTTTCAAAGAATTAACGATATCCTCATTACCTATAATGGCATCAAATTCTGCCGGGCGATATTTGTGGTACAAAGACATCAGAGTTCACTTCCAAAGATATACTGCTGCCCAGGGGCATCCCCCGCCACATTACTCCTTGCTGGAGTATTCATGGCAACGGCATCAAGCACATCCAAATCAAGGGTGACTATTGCATCCATACCCAGATTCTGCGGTTCAGATGGCAATAATATCTTAATGCTCTTTATCGGCACCCCTGTTGTTGCTATGAAATACCTTGTTGCCCGGGCAACGTGTTTGATTATCTCCATCTCCAAATCAGCCTTCGAGGTCATCAACTCGTTCACCGTCAAATTCTCCTTCAAGACCATCCTCCTCCTTTCTTTGGTATGTTTCTTTTTCGCTCCATGGGCCATCAACTGGACAGATATCTGCTTCAACATCCAACGGAACGATAATCCAGGGCCATGCTTTCCTTATATCCTCACATGCTACTCGACGAACAGTTTCAAATACATAATCCAATTCCGTTGGAGCAACATCCAAAACGATAGCATCGTGAATCTGGCCCACAGGGCGGGAATCCCAATTTTCTTCCCTAGCAATGCGGTCAATTTCAATGAAGGTCCAAAGCAAGCAATGAAACGCCGCCCCTTGAATGGGTGTATTAAGGCATTCGTTTTTCCTCATGGGCTCAATGCACCGAAAGCCGGTCAAGGTATCAATGTAACCATTCTTTTGGTATCGGCGCCACCATTTCTCCTTCCACTGTTGGTAGACCATAAACCGCCGACCCCAAAAATCTTTCTCAACCTCTTTGACGTGATTCTCAAATGCTTCATAAGAACTGATGCCGTTTGCTAACAAATGGTCTGATAATGTGCCAGAAGGCATAGTAATTCCCTGCCCATGTTTCCATCTTCCCTTTGGCAACCCTCCCCATCTACAGGCCATATTTTCCGCACAATTTGCATAGTAATCGCCATAAAACTGTGGAAACACAAACCCATTCTTTGCTGCATTACGGAGCACTTTATGTTCCGGAATTGATTTATCAATATCTGGCAAAAGAAAAATCTGCCCAGCCATATCCAGATGCATGTCAGAATGAGGGTCTTCAATATATTTCTGCATCGTGGGGTCTTTGTGGTAGCACTGGCTAATTCTGACCTCAATACCCGCATAATCTATCTCAAGCAACTGATGTCCTGGACGGGGATAAATTGCCTTACGGCAAAGCGCCATAGCCTCTTTATCCCGTTTTGGGATATTCTGAAAATTAGGACGATCTGATGAACTGCGAAAAGTGCGCACGGTGTGTAAATTGTAGAATGGATGAATCACTCCGTTTACCTGTTCTCTGACGAAAGCATCTAAATACGTGTCTCGTATTTTTCGCAATTTCCGCATCTGCACAATCAGACCAACCTCGGGGATATTCAACTGTGCAAGAGATTCTTCATCCACCGCCCCCTTACCGCTCGCAGTCAAACGAACAGGTTTTAATTTTTTGACATTGTAAAGGAAATGCGCCAATTGAAAATTAGAATCAATATTTGGGTTCTTTGCTACATGCGCCCAGTGCTTGTAAAATTTTGTTGCCTTGAATTCTTTCTCCAGCATGCTTATTTTCTTCGATAAACGATGCTTCATTCTTTCACAGTATTCCAAATCAATCCGCATACCTGCCTGCTCTGCATTGGCAAGGGCAAGTGTTCCTTTATGCAGTAATTCATACGCTTCTTTTGTTATGGCATTCATAGCAACAACCCCTTCTGCTTCACTGCTAGGCGATAAGTAAACAGGGAATCTAGTCCACAATATTTAAGCAACTTTTCCCGGCCGTTTCTGTCCTGCCATAAATCACGTATCTTATTCATACTGTTGCTGTTTTTCGCATCTGCTCCTTTTAAGAACGGGGCGGTAAAATCATCATACCCAACCACCCCAAAATTTATATATGTCTGGAATTTCAACGAACAGACGCCCCGTCGATTGTCCAAAATATGAGCGGCAAGCATGGTATCCCATTCCCATCCGCGCACCTCCGTATCAAGAATATTCTGCGACCATTGATGCTCAAATTTCATATTATGTGCAATCTTAGGAATTTCTGGGTCAGACAACACCTGTTTCCATAATTCTTTAACTGCATCAGACGCCGATGCAATTGGAAACGCATACGCTCTATCATGTGAAAAACAAATGGATGCACAGATTATCTCATGCCCAGGAGCATGGGATTTCAGCCCTGTTGTCTCATAATCAAATGCAAACGGCGATTTGGTCCGGAGTAATTTATTCAATACCCGCTCCGCTTTTTCACCCTCAATAATGGAAATCTGGTCTTCTTCATTTTCAAATTCTGGCAGTGGGGTATCCGCATATCGCAGGGCCCATTCGAGGTCATGCCTCCAAATTGTTTCAATCTCATCAAATCCCTGCTGTCTCTCAACGTATGACGGATGCCATACTGGACAGAGCCAGGCATTGAGTGAGCGGTCTGGAATTGCAAAGCCACGCCATTTCCCAATGCCTCCCAAATCCTTTGTCCATATATTGCCAATGATTGATTCAACCGGCTTGCTTCCTACCAGCACAATGACATTGGGCTTATACTCAGCAATGACTGACAAAACCCTCTGTCGACAGCATTGAATCTCATTAGCCGTAGGCGTCCGATTATTGCCTGCCTTATCCACGGGGCGGCAGTTTATGGAATTGATGTTCAGGCAATCATCAAACAAATCCACACCTAATTGAGCATATTCCTTCTGGAGTCTCCGTCCTACTTTGCCTTGCCACTGCCGTCCTTTTTTATCTTCATCTTCCCCTGGGGCTTCCCCGATGTTAAGAATTCGTTTCTTAAAATTGCCAAACGGTTCCATTTTAGGAGAAAGAACAAATTGATACGCCCCACAAGATGCGCAAGAAGCAGGCTTGCCTGTTGGTAGGCGTTTTGAAGATGGGGTTTCTTTTATCGTGAAAAACCCGCTTTTCATTTATTCCCCTCCTTTTAACCAGATAACATGCTCCCAATTTTCTCCTGTGAATTTTATGGAACTCTCCCCTACAACACACGCCGTTGTCGCAGACAACATCTCCTTGAGAAAATCAGGATGAATGTAAAATGTGATAGGGGCATTGTTGTATCGAATGTTTGCCTCTTCTTCAAACCACCCATATTCTGATTGCCCCTTGACAATAATCTTTTTATCACGGATTGAAATTAACACTTCTGAGTCAAGGGCAAAATCTCTTTTGGCAAACACGCGAGCCCTATCAAGTATATCTGACAACCCTTTGGGTAATTCCAGCGTTTCTCCTTTCACGTCCATGATACCGCTTGCATCAACATCTGGGAAAACCCCCTCAAATATACGGCAAGAAAATACAGTTCCTTCTCTTGTTCTGAAATGGTTCCATCCGGTTCCTTCAGCAATCTCAATAATGGGGTATTTTGCCAATACCTGGGCAACTGATGCCGGTATTAAACACGAATCGGAACACGCCCCTTTTGTTTTAAATCTAGTGACCCTCAGATTATCAGTCGCCTCAACCATACCATCCCCCCTAATATGGATGCAGGTAAATATGGGTTTGCTCATATCTGATGATGCTGCAGGAAGAACAAACTTCATTGCTTCTGTAATGTCACTCGGCAACGGTTTCCATTCACCGATGCTGGAAAGGTCGGCAAGGGGAAGCACTATCTTGCTTTCAAGGGTTAGGCCGGCTTTCGCCTTACCGCTTTGAATCACCAACTCTCCTTCATTTATCTGCATTTCAAAATCTTCTTGCTGCAGTTTTGATATCAATTGGTACAGTTCTTCTGCCTTTACTGCCCCGGTTAATTCCATGCCTTCAATGGGATGGCTGATGCTGATTTCATCATTGTAGGTGACCACCTTATCGCCCATGAAGGCAAACGAAGTGGACTGCTCAATAAGTTCTTTGTTTGCAAGCCCAGGTTTAACTTGCTCAAGTGCTTTCTGTAGTTCCGCCTTCAACATAATCTACCTTGCCTCCTTTTCAAGCCAATGGACCAACAGATAGCAGAAAGGGGTGTCTGCTAAAGCAACGCCCACTTTTATCGCGTACTGACTGAACATCATCCCAATTAAGACCGACCCTGGCAAGACCCCGCCAAAGGCAAGGCCGATGAAAACCACGGTATCGATTATCTGTGAGGTTATAGTTGAGGCATTATTTCTCCACCAGAGGTGTTTCCCATTTGTTTTCTTTTTCCAGAAGTGGAACGACCATACATCGTGTGTCTGCGAAATAAAATAAGCAACCAAACTTGCAAATACAATCCGGGGTGTTCCGGACAGAATCATTTCGTAAGCCTCCTGCCCATCCCAGAAAGGAGCGGGCGGAAGCATCTTCCCCAACCAAACAAGGAGCACCATAAAAACCGACGCAATGAGCCCGGCGTGGACCACTTTGGTTGCGGCCCGTTTCCCATACACTTCTCCTACAACATCTGTGATTAGAAAGGTTATCGGGTAGGCGACCACAGCCGCCGGGAAAACAAAGGCTCCAACCATCACCAGTTTTGAGGCTATCATGTTGGACACAACCAAACAAGCCACAAAAACCGAAGTCAAGAATACATATTTCTGAGAATTCATACTAATCCCCCCTAATTATTCTATTGAATACTTCATGCGTTTCCATTTTCTTTGTGAGAATTAAGAAATAACTTAATAGTCTGCGGGGCAGAAAGAGAAACCCCCTTTCTTCGTTTGATTCGTTTCCTGGGGCGGTCGCCGCCAAATAAATTTTTATTGTCCTCCCTCCTCCCACGGTTCTAAAGCGAGAGCCAAAACACCAGAACGAGCAAAAAGATTTTTATAATAAAAAGAGTATAACCTTCTCCAAGGATGTTCCGGCCATTTATTCGCGAGGTGTTCCTCGCGCCCTATGACATTACATACCGTCATGCCCATCGCCAAATAAATTTTTATTGTTTTCCCTCCTCCCACCCAGCACTTATCAAAAGAGACCAGGTTTCTTTTCGAAATGGTATTTTTGAGAGCGCGACATAGTAGAAACTTAATAAAATAGAATGGGGGGTCTCTGGGCCATTAAGAAGATTGTGCGGTTCAGCGCACGCGAACCATATTTTCATTTTCGACAAGCCCTTTCTATATAACCGCGCAAACTTATTCTAGGGCTTTGCAAACAATGATAATAACTCAACAAGCGTCGCTTTGCTTCCTTTTTGGTCAAAACAATATTCTGGCCTTCTTCAACCAACCAGGTAGCAAGATAAATTTTCATAGTCGAAACCCACCGCTCTTTTTTGTGGCAAATCTCCATGGCCATGCAGGCAATGCTTTTTCCAAGGCAAGAAAATATAGTATATTAACCTCGTCGCGCAATTGGTGGCGATTGCACACACCTTCTTCTTCTATCGTTTCAACCAATCGGGCCGCCGTTTTATCTTTGGGTTTTTTTTCACCCCAACGCTCTTGTTCTTTTAAGGTATACGACTGCGATTCTTTTCTAAATGTTGATTTTCCAAAAGCGTATCCTTTCTCCGAAAGATATTGAATCACCAAGTCTTGTTCGGAAGGCGGCATTGTATTAAAATGCTTGCCCGCTTCCTTTATGGCTGGGCTTTGGCAAGAGACCGCTATTTTCCAGGAATCTTCCCCATAGTTCCAAACCCCCCCTTTATATCGGGGTACATAAATTGAACCCATTCTAGCAGTCATAACCCAACTGGTTGAATCGACTGAATACCAGGGGTAGCGCATCATTAAGCGCAATGAAGTTAGACCAAACCCATGAACCTTGATAATTGGCATTCCCGTGGGGTCTGTCAATTTTTCCGAAAAGAGCCGGTCAAGCCAAGGATATAATTTTGCCGTAGACACGGGAACCATGCCCCCCAAAGCGAGGTAATCATATCCTTTACTTAGATAGCGGTCGAGCCATTTTATGTCCTCCCCGTAATGGAAAATTGGTAGTGGGGATAAGCCGGCATCCTCCATTATTTGTTGATTCTTCCAGGTCGCTTTCGGGTCCCCAATAACATCTAGATTGGCATAGACGGTCAACGAGGCGGCATGCTTTTTTATGAAATCAATATACTCCTGAATGTTGATTTGCACCCCTTTTGACCAGGCTGAGAAGGCGCCTGAATCAAGAAACAAATCGGCATAAAATGGTAATCTTACTATTTTTTTACTTCCATAATAAGAAACCAAAATATCAATAGGGGTTTCCAAATATTGTTCAAGCCCCTTTGCCCCACCCATATTGGAATAAAATATTTTCAT